TCAGTTTGATGGGGTCTTAGTTGCATAATTTCCTTTCGATGTACTTATTATAGCACAAGAATTACCCCATAGGGGTAGCTTGTGACAGTTATATGATTGTCTAATCTTTAATTTTTAATTTGTTCTTCGTTTCACTATATGCTTTCACAACTAATGATTTACCACCCACGTTCGGAGCACCCATATTCGATACATAATTTTTCCATTCAATCTGTTCAAATATGGTGCGAACATAGTTTTTATTTGATTTAAACAGATAGTGTGTTGTTGTCTCAGGTGTAACTACATCCATATCACAAACCCCTATCTTTCCCCAATACTTGAGAGCAAAATCCCAATACTCTTGATTTTTAATTTGCTTTCTTACCTCTGGGAGTCTTGGAACATTGTCACAAGTCAGGAACATTTCAAAATCCTGATGTTTTGTTGGTGGTCTTTCTCTAATTCTGATGTCTTTATATCCCTTTGACTTCGACCACACTTGCATACAACAAGGAACATTATAGGGTTCTCCTTTGAATACAAAACTATTCTTAGGTAGTAACTCACTATGATATAATGAGAAAGACTTATCTAGTTGAAACTGTACCTTCCAAGATGTTGACCACTTTGCAGGAACTATGAAGGCAATCAGTTCACTAAAAGTTGCTGCATGATTAAAGAAACCCTTTGCCAATGGATTCATATAACCTGTTCCAAATGGAGGGTTAGTAACTGTAGCAACTCTTATATTATTAGTGAGTGGATGATATGGTGAATTGTATTGAAAGAAATCTTGTTTGATGATATTATCTGCTTCTGGTTCTATATCCATTCCTACTGAACTCGATGGTAGATATTGTAATATATTTCCACACCCTGCAGCTGGTTCAATAACCATATCGAAAGAATCTAGTGGATAGTATTGATTGACAACATCCACGAACCTTTTAGCAATATCAGGGTGTGTATAAAACTTATCTAAATCCTTTTCTTTTGCCATATAATGCTTGCATTGACCCCATTATAGCAAAAAATCCCGCCTTTTGCAAGTCGGGTCTTAAAGTAGCATAGAGTTTCTAGAACAACCATACCAAAGGTATGTATTAATTTTCAACTTTCTACACCTTTTTTCCAATTATCAAAATTCCATTTTCGCCATTGACCATACATTTCTTTTGATTTCATATTATCAGAGTCACTTATCATTTCTAAAAATTTATAATCAGGATTAAATGGTAAAGATTTAGCATATTCCCAAAATGGTGTGTCATATTTTGAACCATATTGATAATGCCACAATATAATGTTTTCAAGTTGTTTCATATTTTCCCTAATTTTATCGTTACAATAATTTGGTGTTTGCAGTTCAAACATTAAATCCCAAGACTGTCTACAAATAAATTGATAAAAGGCAACAGATGTCGCTTCTAATGGTTCTATAAACCCATACATATTTCCCTGTAATATAGTTCTACTACCGTTGTAGAAATTTTTTGCCATATAGTTATCAAAATCAAGACAATCAGTTATTTTATCTAAATTAAATCTAGATGTAAAGTCATTAATTGCATCTTCTTTTTTAGTGATACTATTATTATACAAATAACCATAGGATACACTATCTTGATTTGGAATCACAAATGTCCAACCATTCGGTGTTGCCACACATCTAGTATAGGTTAAATCAGGGTCTCTTTCATGTTTTTTGGAAAGAAGAACACTATTCAATGGATTTATTAAGTTATCATAATTACTTTTATCTCTATTATGCCTTCCCCTACAATCAAAAATAATATTTGCATCTATATCTTTTTCTGGATTACTTATAATTTTTTCTTGAACTTTAAATAAATTTGAATCTATTACACACTCAGATAACTTTTTAGGAACAAAATGCATTGATGCGTTTGGCATTAAAAATGGATGAAATATCTTATCATTTTTCTTACCCCAACCCTCATATAATATACCTGTCTTAAATGTAGCACCTATTGGATTATGGTACCAATTAATATTAAGTACTGATGAAATTAATTCTGGGACTTGAATAGTAGTTCCTTGTCCTACTTTTTCTATTGGATGATAGTGGGGACTGTGATAAATTTCAATCTCGAATTGATCAGTTACGTCTGATAAAAATTTATGGAAGTGTAATGCTGTTACACAACCTGCATTGCCAGCTCCAATAATAGCAATTTTGATCATTTAATAAAGAAAGAGAGTGTTAATCGACCTGTTTCAAGTGTATCTCCAAATAAATCTGTTGGTGCATGAGTGTAAGAAGACGGATATGCTACTATCCTGTTAAACCTATTGTCTACATCATTGCTCTGGTCATTAACAATAATTGTAGTTCCAGTTTTATTTGGAGGATTTGGATTCAAATAAACAATACCTGCAAATTTAGAATCATCAGTGTGGAATTTATTTACATGAAAATTAGGTAAAGAGTTTTTTGTATCGTCAATTGATATATGGAAATAAAAATAATACTTATCTGCATATGTGTCATAATTATAAAACTCACTCACCTTTTGTTTAATTTTTTGGCAAGTTCTAAAAATTAAATAATTACTTGAACCACTTAACTCATCCGTTCTAAACCCTCTCCATCCCACTTTATGACTCATTTCTTCATGACTAAAAAATCTAGATGACAATGCAAATTCTCTTAAATCTTCTGCATTGTCATAAAAATTATCTAAAATTAAAATTCTACTCATGTTGATATGATAGCAGAAATATAGACTCTTGACAAGTTCAACTATATAGAATATAATATATTATTGACTTTTTATACATGGAAAATAATAGAGTTACTGATTTTATTATAAGATATAAAAATATTTTTTCAAGACAAGAATGTAGAGAAATAATTGAATTAATTGATTTTTTTGACGAAAATAGTCTACTTTTCCCTCAAAATTTAAATAATCGACCTTTTCAAGATCAAGATGCAAACAACTTAATGGTTGATGATGGAGTGACTTTACCCACAGTTCACAAGGTCACGAAAAAAATGTTTCCAAAAATTCAACCTTGTGTTGATAAATATCTCGAACAATTTCCACTTCTAGGTTCAAGAAAATTTATCATACACGATTGTAAAGTAAAAAAAATTATGTGTGGTGCTGGATTTCACGCTTGGCACTACGAAAATGGAAATGTCTCAAATGCAAGAAGAACATTTGTAGTTCAAATTTATCTCAATGACGATTTTGATGGAGGTGAAACAGAATTTTTGTATCAAAATAAGAGAGAGAAAGCAGTTGCTGGCGATGTTTTAATTTTTCCCTGTCAATATACTCACGTTCATAGAGGTAATCCACCAATTGATGGAGACAAATATCTAGTTACCTCTTGGGGTTGGATACAAAGTGAAAACTAATGAAAGAACAACTTGAAGCAGAAATATATTGCGAACCATTTCCACTAATGGTTGTCAATAACTTTTATAATCAGCAAGAATTAGATTTGATTTGGAAAGAATTAGATTTTTATACTGCTCCTAATAAATTAGTAGTTGCTGAAAATTATGGGGGTGTTGTCGGTTATACAAATGCAAAAGCTCTCATATTGGATGATTTGTATAGAAATTATGAAAGTGATGAAAAAGGTGTAGACTATAGAAATATATCCAATATATTAACAGTCAATCGAAAATTGTTTGAATGTGGTGTTTTAGATACTTTTGCTAGTATACATGGTTGTGTAAGTATTGCAAATAAAACAAATCATGATATCACTAAAGTTAGATATTACCACGATGGTCAATACTACGATCCTCATACAGATAAAAGCACAATGTTTCTTGCTTTCTCTTATTTCTACAAAGAACCTAAAAAGTTTGTTGGTGGGGATTTAGAATTTCCAAAATACGATTTTAAATTACCATGCACCAATAATTCAATAGTTATTTTTCCTGGTTGGGTAGAACACGGAGTTCGTAAAGTAAAAATAAAAAACTCCGATTACTATGATGGTTGGGGGAGATATGCTATCACTTCTTTTTTTAGTTGCAGAGATAAAAAGAAATGAAGGAAACCCCTAATTATATTTCGGTATATGATAATACTCTTACTAAAAAAGAGTGTGAATTAATTATAGATGAATTTGAATCGAATAAAAATAAACATGTAAGAGGTAAAAGTGGTAATTATGAAGTGCAGACTGAAGTAAAAGAATCTACTGATCTCGGTTATGCTATGAATGATCAATCAATCACATCAAGTATTTTAAGCAAATCATTAAATTATCATGTAGATTTATATAAAGAACAATATCCAAATTTAACTAACTTAATTTATCCTTGGGTATGCATGAATTTATACAATATACAAAAATATGAACCAAATCAAGGATATTTCAGTCACCACTGTGAAGTTGCAAGTGTTATGACCTCTAATCGTGTTCTCGTTTGGATGTTCTATCTTAATACAGTTCCTAATGGAGGAACTCTTTTTCCATCCTATGAAATTGGAACAAATGCAATACAAGGTAGATTGGTTTTATGGCCAGCATATTGGACTCATGGACACAAAGGACAGATAAGTGACACCCATGTAAAATACATTGCAACAGGATGGCATATATTTTCAGAAAAAATAGTTTATTCTTGTCCTATTGACTACAAAGATTAATAAAAAAGATATTGTGAACCACCACTACCACCAGAACCATGAGAACCTGCTAGATTCTTACCTCCACTAGCATTTCCACCTGATGCTCCATTACCTCCACCAGCTCCTCCATTTCCACCTTCTGCTTCTTCATTATCTCCTCCATTTCCACCACCACCACCACTAGTTTGACTTCCAGCTCCACCTGGTTGAGCACTAGCAACACCACCAGTTGTCCCTCCAGAACCAGCGGGTACACCAGCACCGCCACCTCCTCCACCACCACTAGCAGAGTTATAGTCACTAAACCAAGCAAAACTGTCATTTTGTTCTGATCCAGAACCTGAACCACCACCGCCACCACCAGCGAGTATTGCACCACCACTGGCAATAGAAATAACATTTTGCATACCAGATATTAATTTCATTGCACTCGATCCAACACCACCGTTTTGTCCAGGACTTTCTTCATTTCCTGTACTTCCACCATTACCACCCCTACCAGCAACTATACCACTTGAACCAAGATCTATTGCAAAAATAGTATCGCTCGGCCAACCAGCTTGATTTACATTATTGTTTGTGTTTCCCGTTTTAACTGCAACATGACTTGTACTACTAGCAGTTGCAGAACCAAATGTCTTATTAATATGAATTACAACCTTCTTACCACCACGCCATCCATTTTTTGTAATACTAGTTTTATAATTACCAACAATCCTATAATTTCCATTAGCAAATCTGTTTGCATATACATCTAAATTGTAATTTGTATTACCACTTGAATGCATATCAACAACAATATTTAATTTTTTACCATAAAAATCACTAAATTTTATCTCTCCAGATTTAGGAATACCAGTATCTAGAGGTAAATCATTTAATGTGCCTCCAAATGGCACCATACTTTCATTGTTAAAATCTGGATGAGTATTTCTATAACTACCTAAACTTCTCAGTGGATTATTTCCGAATTCTGCTTCAATATCATCTTCAAAACTTAATGGTTGTCCTGATGTTTTATTAATTGTCATGACTTAAGAGGTTGTTTGATACCTAACTCTAGGATATTTAACTGTGGAAGTATTTCTATTCTTATGTAGTTGTGCTGGACTTGCCATACCACTATCAGGTCTTTTCTTAGGAATAAAGGCATAACGATTGTTACTATCACCTAATCCTTCATATGGTGACTGCTCTGGTAATCCTGTTGTACTAATTTCTGGTAGAGAATTTTCAATTAAATGTTGTCGTGCTTCTGCTTGTGTAAGATTTGGTTCTTGTTCTGCAA